CCCAGATGGGCAGCTTCGACCTCGCCCTCCACTGTGCAGCGCTGACGGGCGGCATCGAGGGGATCACGAGGTTCCCGGCGCAGATCGGGGCCATGAACGCCCAGCTCGACGGGGCGTTCTTTGAGTGGGCGCTCCGCACCAGGCCGCGCAGGATCGTGTCCTTCTCCTCTAGTTGCGTCTACCCGCTGCACATCCAGCGTCCCGGCCGGAGGCTCTCCGAGGCCGATGCCCAGGTGCGCGACTACCACGGCCAGGCCGACGCCACCTACGGCTGGGTGAAGCTCACCGGCGAGGTGCTCGCCGAGTCCGTGCGCTCCGCCGGGGTGCCGGTGACCATCGTCCGCCCGTTCAGCGTGTATGGGAGCGATCAGGAGACCAGCCACGTCGTGCCGGTGTTCGCGGAGCGGGCCGTCTCCCCGGCCCAGGCGCTCGAGGTGTGGGGCGACGGCACCCAGACCCACGACTTCGTCCACGTCGATGACTGCGTGGCGGCCGTCCTCGCGCTCGCCGATGGCGGCGTCGACGGGCCGGTCAACATCGGTACGGGGGTGGGCACGTCGGTGGACGAGGTCGCCCGCCTGGCCATGCGGGCGGCGGGCCGGGAGCGGCCGCTCCTCCACCGCACCGACCGGCCGGTGGGGGTCCCCTACCGGGTGGCCGATGTCACACTGCTCCAGAGCGTCTACACCCCGCAGATCTCCATCGAGGAGGGGGTCGCGCGGGCCGTCCGCTTTCGTCAGTAGGAGGATGACCATGGCTCAGCATGTGATCCGTGTCCTGGGGCGTCGTGGGGACGCGCCCATCACCTTTGACCCGAAGGCGCCGGCGGAGGTGGACGCCGCCCGGGCGGTGTTCGACCGCCTGATGGGCAAGGGCCACGCCGCCTTCGCCGACTACGGCGACGGGGTCAGCACCAGGGTCAAGGAGTTCGATCCCCAGGCCGTCGAGACCACCATCATCGCCCCCGTCCAGGGGGGCTGAGCCCGGCCGATGGAGCGGTCGGATCGACTGCTGCTGGGCTTCTGCATGGCGGAGCTGGTGACCGGGGGAGCCGCGCTCACGGGTGCCACCACCGCGTGGCCGTGGCCGTGGCCCCGGGCGCTGTTCATAGCCGTCGCGGTGGCGGGTGCGGTGCTGGCCGTCGTCTGCTGGCTCGCCGAGTTTGGCTGGCCCTGGCGCCAGCCCCCGGCCCCGACCCTTGACGAGATCCGCAGAGAGGCGGCTCAGGCGGCCGGTGTGGCGGCGGCGGAGCCGGAGGGGCGCTTCCGCGACATCCCCGCCGGAGCGCTCGATGCGGGCCTCCCGGAGATGCTGCGGGGCCACCTCGATCCAGCCCACGGGCACGGTGGGATGTGGACGGCGGAGGCGGAGCGGGTGGCCCGCGCCCTCCTCATCCGCCACTTGAGCGATGAGCAACGGAGGAGCTTTGGGAACCACGGCTACTTCACGGTGACCCTGCCCGAGGCCTGGCGGCCCGACTTCTGGTACCGGCGCTGGCGGGTGCCCGGCCTGTACGGGCTGGCCGCGAGCCCGCTGGGCGAGGACGGCACGGCGCTGCCGTTCGCGCTCTGCGTGGTGCCCCGGGTGGTCCAACCGGAGAGTGACACCCTGCTCAGCACCAAACTGATGCTGGAGCACGATCCCGGTAGGTTCCTGCGCGTCGGCCTCGTCCATGCCCGGCGCTGATGGCCACCATCATCGTCGTGCCCCGGGCCGAGGTGACCCCGCAGCAGGTGTACCAACTCCGCAACACGGCGCAGCAGCTAGCCCAGCAACTCGCCCACGCAGCGAACGGGGGCGGGGATCTTGTGTCGCGGGCGGTGAGCCCGGCGGATCTGTTCTCCGGTGGGGGGATCGGAGGTGCGCGGGCGGTGGCGCGGCTCCGCAACCCGGTGGCGCTGCGGGCCGACACCTGGGCGCACGATGTGTACCGGGGGACCGAGGCCCAGCCTCGGGCGGCCATCGCCCTGTACGGCTATGAGGCGCTCAGCCGCTGGCCCCGGATCGACGCCATGCGTCTCGGCACCGCTGCCGTGACCTTCGCTGAGCTCCAGCTGGCCCCCCTCTACGCCTACCCCCCCGACGAGCGCGACGAGAACGGCGTGCTCCTCTACCCGTTGCAGCGGGTCGGGTACTTCAACCCCGTCTACATCGCCCCCACCCAGCGGTTGGTCCTGTCGATGCTGGCCAGCCGGGACCTCCGCGCTGGCCGCGAGGAGTTCTGCTTCCTGGGGGTGATCTCGGAGCCGCCGATCAACGTCTTTGCCCAACCCCCGGTGCCCCCCGACTACCAGCGAGTCGGTTACTTCGAGCCGGTCCAGTTTCCACCCGCACCGGACAGGGGAGATCCTGACCGGCCCGGTGATGAGGCCCATTTCCGCCGCCAGCTCCAGGAGCTGGGTCCGGCCGGGGACTGATCTCCCTGCGAGATCGCCTCTCGGGGGTACCATCGGCGCGATGCCCGAGTCGGCCGTCGCCCTCGCTCCGCCGCCGCCGCTTACCCCCTCCCGGGGCCGCAAGCCGGTGAACCGGCCGAGCTCCCACACGGGCGAGAAGGTGGCCTTCGGCGCGGGCGGGGTGAGCCTCGCCGCCCTGCTCGCCTGGCTGCTCTGGCCGAGGTCGCCGACCTCCCCCTCATCGTGCCCCCCGGGGCAGTACCTCCCGACGGGGGCCTCGGGGTGCGTTCAGTGCCCGTCGGGCACGGTGCGCTCCTCTGGGATGCCGATCTCGCAGTGCGTCTCCTGTCCCTCGGGCCAGCAGCCGCTCGGTGACCAGTCTGGCTGCGCGCCCATCCCGGTGCTCACGCCGATCTGCCCGCCCGCCGGGAGCATCATCGAGGACGCCTCAAGCGGCGCGCAGTACGCCGTCGACCAGGGCGGGGTGATGCACTACATCACCTCCCCCGCCGCGCTCGCCGCCTGCGGGTACTGTGATGATCCCTCGCACGTCACCCAGGTGTCGGACGCGACCATGCAGCAGCTCCTGGCCAGTTGCGCCCAGGGCACCGACATCGACGGCCAGAGCACCTGCGTGCTGGGGCCGGCGCTCTGCCCGGTGACCCCGCAGCCGCCAGCGACCCCGGTGGGCGCCTGCGGGACAGATCCTGACAACGACCTCTCGGTGACCCCGTACTGGTGGTCGCAGGCCTCCCAGGCAACCCAGATCGCCTCCACGGTGGTCGCCATGCTGCTCGGCCGCTGGGACTGCACCGAGCCGACCGACCAGCACTGGACCAGCATCTACAATGCCCCCTGCTGCGGCTACACGCCGCTCCAGATGGTCGCCTTCCGCATCGTCAGCGACAGCGGCCAGGAGCTGGTCAGCGATGTGCAGCGCCTGGCGAATCAGTACCAAGCGGGCGGCGCCTTTGCGGGCAGCCCCAACCCAGCAGAAGATTGCTTCATCGCCGCCGCCTTCAACATCGTCTTCAACCGCAACTGGGCGGGCGCGCCGGCCTCGCTGCTGGACACGTGGCGCTCTTTCTATGAGACGCCCTGGACTGAGCCGAGCGGGGAGACCCTCTCCGGTCCTGAGCGCCTGGTGTGGCAGTTCTGCATGCAGCCCGAGTTCAGCGACCGGGTCCAGTACAACATCGGCAACCCGATCTCCTGCTCCCCCGGGGTGAGCGGCTGCAACGACTATGAGCCGGCCGGGATGGTGGCCTCGGCGGCGCTGGCGGTGTCGGCGCCCGGTATCCTCTGAGCCATGGCCCATCACGCCATCGGGGCGGCGCTGCTCGGGGCGGGCGCGGGTGGGGCCGCCGACGATGTGATCCACATCCTGCCGCCCCGGAACGCGACCAACCCATCCGCCAACCTCAACCCCATGACGGTCGGTATTGCGGTCGGCTCGCTGGCGGCGGCCGGTCTGGGGATCGCGCTCCTGCTCCAGTCGGAGCCGCCGGGACACGGCCTGAGCGCGTGGAACTGGGTGGGGGTGGGGGCGGCCACCCTGGGCGGGGCCGCGCTCGCTGAGGGGCTGAACTTCGGATACGCCTGGTCCCACGTCGTGTGGAATCTCCCCGACATCGCAGCGGGCGCAATGACCCCCTCGCACCGGGCGGTGGCCAGCCCAGCCCTCGCCGTCTCCGCACCGGGCATCCTCTGAGGCCGGTCATGGCGGCGACGCGGCTCCAGGTGGCGGGCGACGGGCTGATGATGGTGGGGCTCCTCTTCATCGCCCTCGAGGCGGCCCGGGTGTTCACCCGCCGCCCCCCGGAGACAGAGGCCCAGGCGGTGGAGCAGGCGATCCCGATCGGGACGGTGGCGGCGCTGCTGATCGCCTCCGGGGGGATCATCCGGGGCCGGGGAGCGCCCCCCGCGCGGGGCTGAGGGCCATGGACATCGGCGAGCCGGTCCGCACCGTGGAGATGCCGGAGCAGGAGCCTGCGGTGGAGCCGCAGGAGCCGGCGCCGGAGCGGGAGCCGGAGCGGGAGCCGGAGCGGGTGCCGGAGCGGGTGCCGGCGTGAGGGTGGTGGGCTTCCGCGCCTTCGAGGCGGCAGATGTGCACGGCGGCGAGCTCCGCTCCTGGGCGTTCTTTCGGGTGTGGCAGATCGGTGTCAACGCCGCCTCCTGCGACCACCCCGGTTGCTCGGGCCCGCCCGCCCTGCACCCCGTCGCCACCGCCCTTGCCGGCGGGCGGCCGCAGCGGCTCGGCTGCGGCTTCCACGCCTTCGCCCACCTCGTGGCGCTCGAGCACTACCTGGACGCCCAGCGCCAGCGCCCGCCGCTGCTGCGCCCACCCATGTGCGCGGTGGTGGGGGGCCTCGGGACGGTGCAACTCTGCGGCCATGGGTGGCGGGCGCGGCGGGCCGAGATCCTCGCCCTCTTCGGCGACAGCCCCCTGGAGCACCGCCTGGCGGAGCGGTACGGGGTGATGCTGCTGCCCGTCCCCGCCACCGCCGACCTGGGCCGGGTGGAGCGGTTCGCTGGCGAGTGGGGGCTGACCCACGGCGAGGCGCTCCGGCTGCCGTGAGCGTCACGCCGGGAGCCATCATCTTCGTCCGCAACGCGGGCATCGGGCCGGCGCTGATCCGGCTTGGCGAGAGTCGCCGGTACGGGCGGGGGCGGGGGCCAGGCGACCCCGCCTATTGGAACCACGTGGCCGTCTGCGTCGCCCCCGGCGAGGTGATCGAGGCGCGTCCCCAGGGGGTCGTGCCCTGGGCTCTGGATCGGGAGGGCGGTTGGGCGGCCTGGCAGGCATGGATGCCCCCGTACGGGCCTGCCGGCGCCGCCCCGTGCGTGGCCGCCATGCGCGAGCTGGCCGCCCACCGCGAGGGCTACGGCTGGGTGGGGATCCTGAGCGAGGTGCTGATGTTCCTGACCGGCTCCAAGCTCCGCCTCGGCCTCCAGGGGACCGACTTCTGCTCGGGCGCCGCCGCGTACGCGCTGACCCGCGCGGACATCGACATGGGCACCGACGAGGAGTGGGACGCCCCCGCCACGGTCTACGCGCTGGGGCCGAAGGCCGGCGGGTGGACGCTGCTCGAGCGCCGATGATCGGCCGGCGGCTGCAACCGGTGGTGGGGGAGGACGGCATCGCGCGGCCTCCCGAGTTCGAGCGGCCCGGCGACTACTGCGGACCGCTCCTCGGCTTCACGGGCGACAAGCCCGCCGTCTTCTACCTGCTCCCCAACGGCCAGGTGGGCGACATCCCCCACCACGTCGTCTCGCCGCCGCACACCTTCCGGGAGTGCGCCGACGGCAGCCTGGAGATCCGCAACAGCATCCTCCACCAGGGCTTCATCAGCGAGCGCGAGCCCGACGGTAGCTGGCACGGCTACCTGGACGAGGGCCACTCCTGGCGCGAGGTCTGAGCGGGCGGTACACTGCGAGCGAGGATCGCGGCCCGCCGGGACGGCTCACGTTTGCGGGCGGGCCGTTCCCCACCTGGGCGTGGCGCAGCGGTAGCGCACGTGCCTCGGGCGCACGGGGTCGGAGGTTCGAGCCCTCCCGTCCAGACCATGTCAGATGTGCTCTTGTGACACCGTCTGAGGAGGTCTGACGAGGCGTCAGGAGATCGGTGTGATCTCCCGCAGTGGCGCTCTGACAGGGTCATAATCGGCCCATGAGCGACGCCCTGGTGACGCTGCCGCTGCCCGCCGACGCCCTGGCGGGGGCCTCCGCCGATCTGGTGGCCGCCCAGGTGTACCTCGAGGAGGCGATCCACGCCCCGTATGAGGACGAGTGCTTCGCCGCCCTCTGGCAGGTGAAGGAGTGGCTGGAGTGGGCCTGCGCCGACTACCAGGCGGCCGGCCTCGGCCCGGCGGCGGCGGTCTGCGGTGCGGTGCTCGCCCAGGTGCGCGGCCTCACCCAGGCGGGGACGGTGCCGGGCGGGATGAGCCTCGGGGACTTCCAGAGCCAGCAGCTCCTGCCGCTGCAGGGGGCTCTCGTGGAGATCCGCCTGGAGCCCATCGCGGAGTGGGCGCAGGGCCAGGCGGAGGCCTGGAAGGGCGACAACCTGATCTTCTGGGGGCTCTTGGGGACCGGGGTGGGCATCCTCGCCATCGCGGTCGGCATCGACGCCCTGGAGCGGCGCGGCAAGTACCCGAGGCCGCCCCACGCCCGGCGGGTGGCCGTGACTGCGCTCCGCTACCCCAGGAAGTGACTGCGCTCCGCGCCCAGATCGCCCGCGACCTCAAGTCGGCCGAGGGGGCGCTGTGCACCCTCCTCCAGGTGTGGGCCATCGTGGCGGCCCAGCTGCCCAGCCTCGGGGTCTCAGCCAAGGTGGTGAGCGGGGCGGCGGCGGCGCTCGCGCTGGCGTCGCTGTGCGTCAAGGCCGGGCTCACCGCCGACTCGTACGGGCTGGAGACAGCCCTGCTCTCGATCCAGGGCTCCTGGTCCGTGGTGGGGGCCAACCTCGGCCAGGTGGGGGCGCCGCTCAAGGTGGTGAACCTGGCCGGCACGGGCCTGGCCCTGGCCGTCTTCTGCCTGCAGCGGGCCGCCCAGACCCGCCGCCCCGCGCCGCCGCTCCCTCCCCCAGCGCCCCCTCCGGTGAGCTCCGTGAGGCTGGAGGGCCCCGTGTCCATCGAGACGGGGCGGGCTCCGCAGCCGCTCTCGGAGGAGCTCGCGGGGCTGCCCGGGGTGACCTCGGTGGAGAGCGGCGCCGAGGGCGGCATGGTGCACGTGGACATCGGGCTCGGCTGACGCGATCTCACCGCCACCCGCCACCGGGCGGGTACGATAGGGCGCGATGGCCGGTCTGGATCCCGATGCGGCTGGCGAGGTCGCGACCTTCGTCACCCGGGGAGCGCTGACGCTGGTGAGCGAGGCCGCCCGCGGCGCCCTGGCGGGGCGGATGACGGGGAGCTTCGTGACCGAGGAGGTGGACGGGAAGCGGTACGGCCCGCTGCCGCCGCTCAGCGAGAGCGTCCACCTGGGCGACACCATCGGGGCGACGGTGATCGCGGAGCAGGAGGCGGCCGACCTCGAGGGCCAGCGGATCACCCTGCCCCCCGGGGTCTATGACACCGTCGTCGGTCTCGACTACGAGCGGGGCATCGTCCGGATGTGCGTGGAGGGCGAGGCGCCCCAGTCGGTGCTCCTGGTGGGCGACCCCGGCACCGGCAAGTCCATCCTCATGCAGGCGACCCGCGAGGCCCTGCCCGAGGAGGGCAAGTACATCGACGGCAAGCAGATGACCCCGGCCGCGCTCGCCAAGGTGGTCGCCGACCCGCGCGTCCGGGTGCTCTTCATTGACGAGATCGAGAAGGCGGATCGGGATGCCCAGGAGTCGCTCCTGGAGCTGATGCTGGGCCGGGTGTCCACGGCCAAGGTGGGCAACATCCAGGAGATCGTCAAGGATCTGCGGGTGATCGCCGCCGCCAACGACCCGGAGCGGATGTCGGCGGCACTCCGCGACCGCTTCATCGAGATCGAACTCCCCCACTACAGCCTCCCCCAGCGGCGCGAGGTGATGAGCAAGGTGCTCCAGGCCCGCCACGGGGTGGCTGAGGAGGATGCGGAGCGGATCGCCAGCGAGGTCGCCCCCCACTCCACCTCTATCCGGGATGCGGAGCAGGTGGCCTGGGCGGAGAAGGAGAACCCGGCGCTCGCCCGCGAGATGACGGAGCGGATCCGCCGGCGTGCTGGCGGCGCCGAGGCGGCCGTGCCGCCGGGCACCGCACCACCGCGCACTGCACGCACTGCAACCCGCAAGGCTGCGCCCAAGCCGCCGAAGCCCCGGCCCCGGGCCGCCGCGCCAGCCTGACCGGAGGGCTGGGATGCCGCTCCTCCGACCCGGGGTGGAGGTTGACAACCGCACCCGGTACCCCACCGCCGAGGTGCGGGCGATCATCCAGCGCTGCATGGTGGGGCGGCGGGCCAAGCCTCCCCGGGTGATCGTGCTCCCTCAGCGCAACCCGGCTGGCGACCTGGCCTTCACCCCGTTCGACAGCGCCCAGCCGATCCGGATCTGGCTGGACCCGCCCTCCCGCTACCCCCAGGTGGGGGCCAGGACCTGGAAGGAGCAGCTCGCCAAGAGCGCGGGCCACGAGGACTGGCACTTCCAGCACCCGACCGAGGAGTGCCGGGGCGGCAGCTGCGAGCGGCGGGCGGAGCGCCACGCCACCCGCCAGTACCGCCGGCGGGCCGGGCGGCTGCGGAGGCGGGCACCGTGAACGTGAAGCTGGTGGCCCTGGCCCCCCTGCTGCGCCCACACCGCGACCGCGACGAGGTGCTGCGCGAGATCAGCGACCGGCTGCGCCGCCTGGACATCCATGTGAGCCGGGCGGTTCGCGAGGTGGAGAGATCGCGGCTCCGGTGCCCACCGCCCGTGGACGATTCGCCCGACGCTGGGTGCTGAAGTGCTCCGCGAGGGCCTGCCGGTCGCGATCCCGCTGACGCCACGACCCCACCGCCGCCCCAAGCGCCCGCGCGAGTCCGACCTCGCCTACCGCATGGAGTTGCTGGAGGCGGACAGTCAGTGCCACTTTGAGCGCGCGCACGACCTGAACGGGGCCGTGGGCATGGTGCGGCTGGACCAGGAGACCCTCCGCCGTGACCTCCTCGGCGACCCGACCATCGGCCTCAAGGGCATCCTGGGCGACATCCGCGACGAGGTGCATGGCCTGGTCACCACCGTCGGCGAGCTCCAGCAGGCAGGCCCCAGCCGGCGGCGGCGGCTCACCTGGCAGCTCTGGGTGCCGCTCCTCATCGCGGTGGTGGCGGGAGCGGTGGGGGGGCTGGTGGGGGCGTTCTCAGGGCTCCACCCTTAACCGGACACCGCACCGTCGATGCTCCCCGGGGCGGCCGGGGCGTGGTACGGTGCGGGGGGCAGCGCTTGCGGGACGGGGCGTCGTCGGAGGTCGCCGTGTACACCCACTCCCACCCCCATAAGCACATGGGCAAGAAGGGGCACAAGAGCCACAAGAAGGGCCGGAGCCGGGCGCGTCAGCCGCGCAACCGCCTCGGCCAGTTCAAGCGCAAGTAACCGGCCTCCGGTTACCGCTTGACCTCGGTGGAGGGGGCGGGGACCCGCTCCTCGCCCCCTGCCGCCTGCCTGAGTATCGCGGGGTGGCGCCGACCGGAGGGGGTCGGCGCCCAGTGGCACCAGCAGGGGCAGGGCGGCAGCCCGTGCCACGGCAAGTCGTGCTCGCGGGCACCCTCAGAGGTGGCGCACCCGGCGGAGCAGAAACAGATGGGACTCATCCGTGGCCGCCATCAGTCGTCGTCAGGACCGCTCGTCGCGTCATTGAAGAGGTCGCGCGCAGCGGCCGCCGCGCTCTCTGGCCGCTCAGGGTGCCCAAGCCGCGCCAGGATGCGTGTTGCCCGTGATCCGAAGGCATCGAAGTGAGGCGGGAACCAACCGTGAGCCTCCTGGATCCACGACGCCCTCATCCCCTCCCGCTCGCCCCAGTCGCGGAGCACGGGTAGCTCAGCCATGACGTGCAGGAACGGCCCGCGCCTGGCTTTCCCGCCGATCACGGTCCCGCTGTAGTCAAGGTTCTCGTGGATGGCGACGCCCCCGTCAGCCGCGAAGCGGCACGCCTCCATGATCTCTCTGAGTGGGAAGTAGCGCTCGCGGAGTTCACCCATTCGGCCGTTCCCGAGCCTCCCTACCGCCCTTGCCCATCGCAGCGATCAGCTCATCGGGGCGCGAGGTCACAGCGTCATGCACGAGGGCATGGGTTGGGCCGCAGGCCGTCGCGCTGTACCGTTCCCCGCACTGGGGACAGGTGACGCGGGGTTCCCACGCCTCAAGGAGCGACCGCCGACGGGCGGCGAGGCGGATCAGCTCATCCCGTTGGGCCACGAGGTCGTGCACCTGGCGCTGGAGCATGGTGATCTCGGCAACCGCTCCGGGGTTGGCAGGATTCGTCACCGCCCTTCCCGAGAATCTCCTGTTGCGTGCCGGGTTATCGGCCGAGTGCGAGTGGTGGGTGGGGGCACCCGCCGCTGCGTAGAGGGCGTGGAAGATGCCCTCCACGGGCTTCTGATCCGCCAGGCAGGCGGCGAGGCAGCCGGGGCAGCACAGTGCGTCAGGGTCGGTGCAACCACCGCCGAGTGACCACCCGGGCCCGCCCTTGGCGAACCGATCCTTGCCGCATAGCGTCGGCCCCGGCGTCCCGTGGTGGGTCGCCCCGACGAGGCAGACCTCGTGGAGCGGCCGGCCATCGACCAGACCGCCGAAGGCCCACTGGAGCGTCTCATAGGCCACGATTTCGTCGGCGCTCGGCGTCTCAGTCATGTGTGACATCCCTCGGTTGGTCCGCTGAATCTCTGCTCAGGTGAGGCTCACGCTCAGCTTGCCTTCTCAGTGCGGCCACTACAGCCGGGGATGATCCCAGCGGCACATCCACGGGGAGCCCGCCCATCAACTTCGCCACCGTTTTCACCGTCCGTACAAAGAGGGGCAAATCAACGGGCTCCCCTACTGGAGGATTGAAGGCAGCGAGGAAGGTGGCTTGGGGGTCGCCCTCTATGCGATCAGCTGCGCGCCGCAAGAGGTCGGGCAGTCTGAGGTTAGGCATGGGGATCTCTGCTCACGATGTAGAGGCGATCCACATATCCCTCGGGTGGGGGCGGTGTCAGGGGCGCCCAATGCAGCCCGAGCCGCGACACCGTCCGCCCCTGGCAGGTGCAGACGTAGGAGGCATTGAGGCCGTGGCCGCGCCAGTTGGCGTCCTTGTCCGCGCAGGCGCACATCAGGGTCATGCGTCAGTGCTCATGGGAATCTCTGCTACCCGGTGGGTTATCAGCGGCGGCGATCATCTGCCGCCCGACCCATTCCGCGACCTGGGGGACGACGGCGTTCCCGAGGCAGCGCAGTCGGTCCAACCGAGAGGGAACCCCATGAGCCACTCGACCCACGTCGGGTTCAACGCGCCAGTATTCCGCCCAATCTCCTGGGACACGGCGTCCTCTAGCTTGCGGATGCCCCCGCCTGGCGTCGTTCGAGCCATCTGTCCGCCACCCGTCGGCGTCTTCGGGGTTGGCCACAGGCCTCGCCTCGCCATCATCGTTTCCTGGAGCGACCCGTGCCGCCCGCTCGCGGTCATACGCACCTGGCTGGCGTCGCTCGCCGTCGGCGTCGGCCAGAGGCCACGCTCCGCCTTCATCGCCAGATGGGCCTCGGGCGTCTTCCCGTCGTCTTGCCCCACGGGTGTAGGCCACAATGAAGACCCGGTAACGGAGATGCGGGGCACCGAAGGCGGCCGCGGGGATACAGTCCCATTCCGCATCGTACCCGAGCGCGGCCAGGTCCCCAAGAACCTCGGCCATTCCAGGTCCAGCAAGGAGCCCTGGGACGTTCTCCAGGAGCGCGAGGCGGGGTCGTAGAACGCCAAGGAGCCGTGCGAACTCGGGCCAGAGCCATCGGCTGTCGGCGGCTCCTCGTCGCTGTCCAGCCAGGCTGACGGGCTGGCAGGGGAATCCTCCAGCGACGAGGGTGGTTCGGGGCAGCTCATGGCCGGTCAGCTCCTTGATGTCGCCAAAGCGGGGAACGTCGGGCCAGTGCTTCTCCAGCACCCGGCGGCAGTAGGGGTCGATCTCCACCTGGGCGCGGCACGTCCAGCCGGCGCGGTCCAGCCCGAGGTCGATCCCGCCGATCCCGGAGAAGAAAGAGACATAGGTGAGGTCATCCTGCATGGGTCTGGGAATCTCTGTGGAGTTGGCCGCTGCCGAATAGCTGGTCACACCCCCAGCAGAGTTGGGAGGTGGGGACGGACGGGCGGTTCCACCGGGTCAGCAGGCAGCGGCAGACGGCGCAGCGGGGGTCCTTGTCGATGGTCTTACGCATGGGAATCTCTGCTCTTGGGTGGCAGCGGTCGCTTGTCCCACGGGGACCGCAGGTTGTAGCCCTTCGGTGGGAATAGGCGCAGGAGCCGCTCTAGCCGGTCGGACGGTGACTCGGGTGGCGGGGTCCACCCGCACATCGGGCACGGCTTACGCATGGGAATCTCTGCTGAGCGGCTCGTTATCAGGGCGGGTGTTCAGCCGAGCCCTGAGCCGCCGCTCCACCTCATCGAAACAGGCACGACGCTGGGCGCGGGTAAGCGTCCAAACCCCGAACCCCCCGCCGACGGCCAGGCAAATCTCCTTCTCATCGAAACCGGCCTCGATGATGTAGTCAAGCGTCAGGGTCGGTGCGTCCCAGTGCATCTCCCCTTTGACGCGCGTCACGTTCGATGCTCATGGGAATCTCTGCTATTAGCACGAACCGGCTCCGGCTCGTCCTCACGCTCCAACGGGTCGCCGCAGTTGTCGCACTCTGGAAACTCCATGTCATCCTGGGCGACGCAGGCCCACCCGCAACTCTCGCAGACGTACCTATGCGTAGTTTCAGACATCGCTAGCTCCCGTCGAATCTCTGCTATCAGCCCAGGACCTCGCCGACCCGCCAGCGGGCCGTCGTCATCCCACTCCTCGGTCCGCCATCCATCCCTCTCCAGGCGATCCAGGACCAGGCTGGCGCCGCGTAGGAACCGCCGCGCCTTCTGGATCACGATGCGAGGGTTGCTGCCTACCACCAGCCGGGTCTCCTCGCGGTGACCATCGGCCGCACTGATGACATCCAGATAGAACTCGACTTCTCCGGTGTCCACCCACCGGATGCCAGTCGGGGCAAGACGCGGCGCGTCAGCCATGGTCTAAGTCTCTGTTTACCGGAGCAAGCCGCCAGATCACGTCCTCGGGCTTCGTGTCGGGACCGATCCACTCAGGGTATCCCTCGCGCCACACCCCGTCGATCCGCAGCAGCAGGGGGAAGTGATCCCCGCGACCGGCGAATAGGGCTGCGTTCTCCCGCTCCACCTCCCTCAGGAGTTCTGACTGGCAGAGGTACTCTGGATCGACGGTCGCGAGCATCGTCTTGATGTAGGCCATGCGCTCCGGGGTCAGGGCGTCAGCCATGGCTCTCCTCCGAGTCTCTGCTTCCAGCGGTGTTATCAGCGCCAAAGAAGGCGAGCACCTCGGCGGACTCCGGGGGTACCGCTGCCTGAACCACCCGACGACCAGCGACAAACGCATTGAAGTCGTCTGCCGCGTGCCACCAGCACTGGAAACCCCACACAACCGATCCATCCTCTAGCACGATCTTGGGGTTTGGGTGCTTGACGAGGCGTAGATAATCTCCGATCTCTCCAGGCGGGTAATCGTCTCCGACATACTCACCAAAGCCGATCAGGCGCACCTCATCATCGTCAGCGCTCAAAATGGCAACCACGCGCTCGCTCATGTCTCTCGCACTCCGAAGCTATCGGGCTCGGCGGCCCACTCCAGGGCGCACGGCGCGCAGAGCCGCCAGGGATTGTCCTCGCCGCCCTCGCCGTCCAGTTTCCCGTGACACGACGGGCAGCGGCCCATGCGGGCCTCCTTCCACGCCGGGCCGATCTCTCCGGGGCCGAGCCCCAGGCGAACGTAGAGCGCCCGGTACTCCTCGGACGGCGGGGTGAGGACGAACGGCGGGGTGCCGATCTCCTCGGCGCTCATGCCGCCGCCCAGCGCGGAGAGCCGGTCTACCTCGCCCTGGAGCCGCGTGACCTCCTCGGTGAGCGTCTCCGCGATGGTGCGCCATTCCTCGGCGTCTCTGTTACCAGGCCGATCCTGGCAGTCGATGCCGCAGAGGGGGCAGGTGCCCACGTCGCGAAGGGCGCGGTGGTGCTCACACTCAGCGTCGTGACGGCCCGCAGCGGCAGCGGCCTGATGGGCAGGGCGGCAGCGGGTTCGCCAGGCGATCAGTTGCCCCTCGGTCACCCCGAGAATCGCGGCGTCCAGGGAGAGGAGATCAGCGTCGTTCATGCCGGAACCTCGGCGCTGATGGCGGGGGCGACCTCGAAGACGTGGACGATGATGAGCCCGCCGATGAGATGGCCCATCCCGATGCTCCTGACAATCCGCAGCGAGGCCGGGATCTCCTGTCCGGTATTGATGCAGAGGTAGTGGTGCTCCGTCTCGGGGAGGGCATCCCCGTGGAGCGCCCAGATGCAGACGGTGCCGCCCCGCTCCCGGCAGTACAGCGGCGGATGGGTGAGGCGCACGGTGGTGACCCCGTCCAGCATGAGCGGGTACTTGAACACGGCGAGCATTGAGGATCTCCCTTTACGGTGATGGGGTTGCGGTAGTGAGCGGATAGAGGGAGGGCGGCGGGATCTCCGCCGTTGGCAGCGGGGTGGTGAGGTAGACGCCGGCGCAGGGCGACGATCCGGCGGGCGGCGGCCAGCTGGAGCACGCGGGGGTGGCATACGGCGTCGGCGTCGGGGTGCCGAACGTGAAGCTGGGCACCGGGGCGTAGGTCGGCCCCGTCCAGGTGCCGGAGGGCGTGAGGCTGGGCGTGGCCAGCTGCACCACGAGCGGAGAGCCCGGGCCGAGATCCCAGATCACCAGCACCACGACGCCAGCCACGACCAGGATGGCCAAGATCATGAGCAGGCCACGGAGGACGGCGGTCATCATCCACGCTCTCCGTCGGGGTGGCAGCGGTAGCAGCGGGCGGTGCCGGGCACGGCGGACAGCCGGAACGGCAGAGCCCGCTCAGCCGCCTCGCGGAGGACCTTCCCCGTGACGGCTAGCGACACCCCGGCCTGCTCATCGAGGTCGAAGGTGCCGTCGGTGTGGAACCGCACCAGGCAGCGGCCGCAGTCGGAGCACATCTCCTCCTCGATCACGGGAGCGTCGGGAGGCGGCGGTGCGGGACGCGACCAGGGGAGCCTCATCGCCGCAGCATCCGGGGCGAGCCCGGGGCCGGGCCACGGCCCAGCCAGAGCAGCGCCATCCTGACCTTGGGCTCGCCGGGGTGGTGCTGGTGGAAGTGTGCCGCCACCATCCCGATCTGCTCCGTGTTCTCCCACTCGTCGCCGCAGATGCGGCAGACCAGGGCGAAGTCGCGAAAGCCGTACCCGGCGGCGATGCTGCCCTCGGTGCGCCTCGGCACCTGGACGCCGTCGTCATTGACCCCCCAGGAGGCGGGCGGGTAGAGGACCCCGTACCGGGAGATCTCGGGACCGGCCATCACCCGTCCTCGCCGATGGTGATGATCAACCCCGCCTCGGCCCGCTGGATGCGGTCGCCAAGGTGGCGCAGCCCGTCGGGCAGCGGGGCCGTCCGCAGGGCCTCCAGTGCCTCGCTCCACCGCTCATCCATGTCCACCACGGGACCGGCCAGCGTCTCGGCGGCGGCGCGGATGACATCGGCGCGGAGCCCAAAGGCGGCGGCCTCGGCCTCGGTGGGGAGGCGGAAGTACACGGTCGCATAGGTCGAGTCGAAGTCGTCGTCCTCGTCGCTGAGGTACAGCGGGTTGCTGGGCAGCCGGTGGGTGATGATGCAGCCGGGGCACACGCAGTACGGCCCCTCGGAGGTCTCGGGGTAGCTGAGCGCCCAGTGGTCGCGGTTGCCGCCGCCGTTGCGGGTGTAGACGGCGACCCGGAGCTGGCCCGGCTCCGTGCGCTCCACCCAGGCGTCGCGGAAGCGTCCCACGTCGTCGGGTCGCAGCCCGACCAGGAGGAGCACGACATCGGAGCGGGGGGCGTCCCGTGCCCCTCCCGGAAAGACGAGGTCAAACATCGTGGACATCGGATCCCTCCTGGTCGGGCGGGAAGTTGTACCCCTCCGAGAGGCCAGCCTGGCTGAGGTAGGCGGCGTGACGGCGCGCCACCTCAAGGTCGTCGGCGTAGGTGACGCGCCAGCACACTGACCCCACCGCTGCGGTGGGTGGGGTTGGGCGCATGTTGGGGAGCAGCTCCAGCAGGATCGGGAAGACACCCTCGCGCTGGATCAGCTGGGTGCCGAGTTCATTCCACTGCTCCGGGCTGGGCAGCGCGAACGTGCCCTCGGCGCCGGTGCGGGTGGCCACCCAGATGTGATCGACGTGGATGCCGTCGCGGCAGGAGCCGCGCAGCCCGCACTGGTGCGGCGGGAGCATCTCACCCATCGCGTGGAGTCCAGGAGACGAGTAGGCCATCGGGTGGCGTCCACCCCCAGAGCCGCTGATGGCCCACGGCCGGGATCGGTCTCTCCAGGCGATGAATGTCGGCGAGGAGCCACGCCCAGCGCTGCGGCCCGTAGTCGCCCAGTGGCTCCTCCAACGGGCGGGCACGGAGGAGTGAGCGGACGGAGGAGTTATCGACAGAGAGGCAGCAGCGCAGTACACAGACGGCGACCACCGTGCCAGTCGGGAGGGCATCGACATCGACGCCCATGTACAACTGGGCGAGGTGGCGCTGGGTGTCGAAATAGGCCGAGGTGGGCCGTCCCCTGGCAGCGTGGATGGCCAGCGGGCCACGGTAGCGCGTCGACCAGGAGCGCGTTTCGACGCTCTTGTCCCCCGCTGCGACCAGCGATGCCCACGGCTGGGTAAGCGTCAGCGCCTTCACGGGAGCCCCTCCACAAACCGATCCAGGGACGCGACCTCCTCGGTCCAGTGGCGGAGCGTGTCCCGTGCCTCGGCGAGGCGCTGGTGCGTCTCTCTGATCGCGCTCAGCGCTGGCCACCAGAGACGCGGAACCGCTGCGGTGCCGACGAGGAAGACGCTCTCGAGGGAGCAGCCCTGGGGGATGCCGACGAGTCGCCCGAAGAGGGCGGCCTCCCGGAGGGGGGCGGCCACCGGGAAGAGCCGGTAGTGGAAGCCGACGGCCCGTTCAGCGATCCAGGAGGCGAGGCCGATCACATCGTAGGCGCGGGCGAAGCCGTCCTCGGAGAAGAGAATGCAGACATCGCCGAGGTCCATGTAGGGGCGCCGGGGCAAGGCGCCTGGTGCAGTGACGGCGGGGAACTCCTGGACGATGGTGACGGCGCCCCCCCTACCCTCTGAGACGACCGGCCAACCCCATGGGCGGGTCACGTCCAGCACTCCCCGAGGGGGGTGGAGGCGGCCGACCCGCAGGGCGGCGGGGACGGGGTCGGGGTGCCCCAGCCCACCGCGTGGACGGGGGTCAGGGCCTCCCAGGCGAGCAGCGTCGCGAGGAAGGCGAGCGCGACCAGGAGCACGATGACCGGGAACGCCCCGGCGGCGCGCCGCGCGAGCCCGCTCATGGTCAGCGCCCTCATGGCAGACCCTGACCCCAGAGGGGGTTTCCCGTGCTCACCCAGCGGATGATCGCCCAGATCAGGACGGCCCAGAAGGCGATGCCGAAGAGGATCGCCCCGGCCCAGCCGATGATGGCATCGCGTCGGCGTCGGCGTCGCCATCTGCTGAGGTCATTCATCACCCCGTCCTCCGCTCGCACCACTCGACCAGGGCCAGGAGGTCATCGTCGGACATGGTGAAGTAGGCGTAGTAGCGGAAGGGAGAATCGGGGGTTGAGATCCCGGTGGCGGCGGCGAGGCGGTAGGCGAGGTCGCGACGGGCGTCGGCCTCTGCCTGCTCCCTATCGTGCTTGAGCTGCCTCTCGCTGTCGCGCAGCCGACGCTGCTCATGGACACCGCAGAGCGTCCCCACCTTGCGGCGGTTGAGACAGGGGTGGCCGTAGAGCATCGACGTGCAGCGCTCCTCGGGCGCGAGGTAGGGCTTGGCCACGGGCTGATCGTAGAAGTGGGGATGAGCGAGCCGCCACTCGGCAAGCGCGAGCACGGCCGTGGCCGCCTCCACCGCCACGACCTTGTCGCCGTCGACGTACATGAACTTCATCGGATCAGCCTCCAGTGGGGGGTGGGTGGGTGCGGGGCTTCACAGCGGTGCGGTCTCCCAGCGGTGGACGGTGGATGCGACCGTCTCCAGGCCGCCGAGGCAGCCGTCGCAGATGGGCCGCCACGGGTGCTCCTGGCCGGGCGGCGCCACCCAGCGGAAGCGGAGGGAGGCTTGCCGCCCGCACCAGGCGCAGGGCCGAGCCCTATCCCTCCGCTCCATCGTCCCCACACTCATGACTGCGCGCAGGCAGCGCCGTCGGCGCAGGAGGCGTCAAGGGCGGTGCCCAGCATCCCGATGAGACGGTCGTAATTCTGCTCCCACTGCGTGTCCCAGGCGGCGTCCTGGGGGTACAGGCTGGCGTCGTTCTCGTGGCTGGCCAGGGCTTGGGTGACCCACCCGGCCGCCTCGGCGATGTCAGTCCGGGTCGGGTACTGCCCGCTCTGGCAGGCGGTGGCGATCCAGCCCGCCAGGGTCGTCCAGTCGGACGCCTCCTGGCGGTAGTAGGGGATGTCGGAGAGTGGGTAGCGGGTGTCGGTGCCCGCCTGCAGCGCGGCCGCCTCGGCGCTGTCCAGGCTGGCGTCCTGGCCGAGGGTCGCGGCCGCCCAGGAGCAGTCCGCCGCCGTCCAGGCGACGCTCATCACGGGCGTGGCGGAGGGGCTGAGCGGGGTGAGCGATGGCGCCGTCGCGATGGAGGATGCCCCCCCCGTCGGGGCGATCAGTTGCGGCGCGGCGGGCGCCTGGGCGGGCGTCGGTGTGGCGCTGGGGCTGCTCAGGACGGGCAGCGGCCCGGTGTAGAAGGGTTGGAAGGGCGGGTGGCCGCCCACGAGGTTGAAGCCCGCCAGGGCGAGCCCGGCGAGGACGAGTCCGGTGAGGATCTTGAACATCTCGGTGCCTTTCAGTGGTGGTGGGCCAAGCGCCGATCCAGCACGGCGAGGGCCGTGATGAGGGCGGCGGCGAGCCCGACGGTGGTGACGATGAGGACGGCGGCGGCACTGACCAGGGCGGTCATGGCAGCCTCTCCGCCGGGAGCTTCGCGATGACGGCCTCGGCGAGGTCGGAGGCGGTCTGGGGGTGGTCGGGGAGCAGATCCAGGGCCACGCCTCGGCAGGCGGTGGGGATGATGAGGGGGCGCTCCAGGAGCACCCCCCGGCGGCGCCCTGGCGTCGACGCGCTGGGACGGAGCACCCCGTACACGATGGCCCCGTCACCGTCCACCCGCTGGCGCACGGTGAGGGTGGCCGTCTGGTCGCCGACATCGACGGCGGAACCGGCCAGGATCGGCCAGATCGCCCTCACGATGCGGATCGGCGGCCGCGAGGTCAGGGTGATGGTGAAGTCGGGCTCATCCACGGCGACATCGCTCATGAGCGAGCCCTCCGCTGCGGGTCGGGGCGGCCACAGGCGGGGCAGCGGCCCCGTAGGACCACCACCCCGCACGGGCAGACACGTCGGGTGCGCTCGCGCTCCGCGCGCTCGCAGAGCGCGATGATCCGGTCACGGTTGGCCATAGCCTCGGCGCGGGTGCTCATAGGGACTCCCAGCCGACGCCCATGGTCCAGACCAGGCAGGGCGCAGGATACTTGCGGTCGAGCGTCTCAAGGGCGGTATCGCGCGAAGCCTTGACGACTCGGAAGGCACCGCCTGGGTAGACACTCTCGCCGGGGGCGAGGAAGGGTGTGGAACCTCGCTTCACGAGACGGTCGAGGCGTTGGCGCAACTGCTGCTCCTCCACCAACATGAGGGCGACCGTCTCCTCCCGGCTCGCCTGGAGCGTCTCATCGGAGATGCTCTCGCCGATCAGCCGTGCCAGGGAAGCGAGGGGTACAGCAGCGACGAAGGCCCCCCACGCCTTGGGGACGATCCTGAACGGATCCCCGAGATAGTCGATGTGAACCCGGATCATGCCCCCGTCGCCAGCATCCTCGATGCTGCCGACCACCGTGCCCTTCCAGGCCAGGGTGGCGCGGTACGCGATCCCTTCATGAGTCCGGTGCCCACTGTAGGAGGTGACGATCCAGTCCCGGTTGGGTGCCTCGAGCAGGCTGGCGGGGAGCGTGATGCTGGCGACCACGGCCACCGGGACCTTGGATGTGCGGGCCATCTGGATCTCCTCTGCGCCGTATTGGGGGCTGGCGCGTACCCCATCTGTCTGTCATCTGACATTCTCCTCCCCGGACTGGGTGACTGTCAAGTGGCAGCGGGGTCGCGATATGATGGCGGCATGGAGGCCACCGCCAACCGGCTGCGGGCGCTCCGCATGGCTCGGGGCTGGACGATCCTGGAGCTGGCCCGGCGCTCCGGCGTGGACGACTCCATCATCGGCCGCTGGGAGCGGGGCAAGCGCCAGCCCCTGGTGGCCTCGGCGCTCGCCGTGGCCCGCGCCCTGGGGGTGCCCCTCGAGGAGATCCTGCCCGCCGGCGTGGCCGTAGGCGCGGATGGAGGATGACACCTTCGTCTCGGTGTTCTCCGGGATCGGGGGCTTCGACCTCCCGCTCGAGCGCCTGGGCTGGCACTGCGTCGCCCAGGTGGAGATCGACCCCCAGGCCCGGGCGGTGCTCGAGCGCCACTTCCCCGATGTCCCCCGCCACGGGGATGTGAGGGGTGTCCACGCAGCCAGACGGTGGGTAGTGGGTCAGTTTGACCTAGGCGGTCGCCAAATGACATACCAGACGGGCAAGCGCCGCCGCATCATCCGTTCGTGGCTGAGTGGCGGCGGGCCTGGATCGGGGTCGGGACCGCGCTCGTGACGGCCGGAGTAACGCTTCTTGCCGCCGTGGGACCGCTCCTCTTGACAGGCGCGATCCATGCGCCGCTGTGGCTCGCTGCCTTGGAGCCAGCCATCGCCTCCCTGGCCTTCGGATTCGGGCTCTACTGCCTCGTAGCTGGGGCTACGGGAGGGTGGCTGCCCGGCAGGAAGCGGCAACGAGAGCGGGAAAGGCTCCTTGAGCGTGAGAAAGAGACCCACGAGCGCAGCAGCCGTGCCAGCGAGCGGGCGTTTACACGTGACCGCACCGAAGAGCTGGCGGAAGCGGTGAACAAACTGGCAGACGCTGTGCTGAAGAGCCAGGGTTTGGAGCCGCCTACCCGAGCAGCGCGACGATCTCCTCGATCTTCCAAACGTGGTCAGCCACCCCGGCCGCCATCGCAGGAGTCCGGGGAAACTGGTCGAGCCCTGCATCCTCGCCGGGACCAGTGAGCGTGGATGCTGCCCGGTGTGCGGGGCATCCTGGGAACGGGTGATTGAGGGTACGGTCGCACGTCCCGGGGTTGGGGGTGGCTGCGGTTGGGGCGGGCAGACCGACCCATCCGTCTCCGCGCGAACGCACCGCCTGACCATGCGAG